TTCACGTCCATGAGGTTCGCCGCGCTCACCATAGCCACTATCGCATCCACCTACGCGCTCATCTCTTTATTAACCGGGTTTGACACCGACTACAAGGTTGGTGTTCTCGTCGCTATCGTCGCGCTCGGCGCCCACCTCTACCTCGACCACCTTGAGCACGAACGCTACCTCGCCCGACGTGAACGCGAAATATGGGACTGGCGGGACGAGGAGTTCCTGTGATCGACGGGCTACTCGCGTTCACCATCGTCGCCATGTTCATGAGTTGCCTTATCTGCCACAACAACTCCGAGGAGCACCAGTGAATCCCCCCAGTGCCCAAGGACGTGTTTGCGAACGCTGCGGCGATGTCTTTCTCTGCGTCGGACTCGGGATAATCGAACGACTGTACCTCTGCTTCCCATGCCATTTCGGTTCGCCGCCCGAGTACCGCGGACCACTCGGCCCACACCTGCTCGGCCTGATAGTCGGGAACGGATAGTTGACCGTCCATTACCGCGGCGAGGGCGTCGAGTTGCATCACGGCGACTGCCTAGACGTTCTCGCCACACTGCCCGACAACAGCATTGACGCTGTGGTCACCGACCCGCCGTACGGGCTCGAATTCATGGGCAAGCAATGGGACCGGTTTGGACGCAACACCGGAAATCACGCGCACAGCGAAAAGCCACGATTCACCTCCGACCACATGGGCAAAGGATTCGACAAGATACCCAACACCTACGAGGCAGGGCTCCCGTTTCAATCCTGGTGTCGGCAGTGGGCCGCCGAATGCCTGCGCGTTCTCAAGCCCGGCGGCCACCTCCTCGCGTTCGGCGGCACCCGCACCAGCCACCGACTCGCCTGCGCCATCGAAGACGCCGGGTTTGAGATACGGGATTCGATTGCGTGGCTTTACGGTTCAGGATTCCCGAAATCGTTGGATGTGTCGAAGGCGATCGACAAGGCGGCCGGGGCGCAACGGGAGGTAATCGGAAAGCACTCAGCACCAGCGGCTAATAAACCTGGTGGAGCATCGCTGATGATGTCCGTCGTTGGAATGCCCGAATCTGCCGACATCACAGCTCCCGCGTCCGACGCCGCGAAACAATGGCAGGGTTGGGGCACCGCCCTTAAACCCGCATTCGAGCCAATCGTTGTCGCCCGCAAACCAATTCAAGGCACCGTCGCCACGAACGTCCTGGCGCATGGCACGGGGGCGCTGAACATCGACGCCTGCCGGGTAGCTACCACCGACAACCTCAATGGCGGTGCGTACAGCAGGGGTTCGAGGGGCGCCGATTTACCTGGCGCTAAGCGGTCATCCGCTGCCGCTGGAATGTTCGCAGAGGACGGAGGCAGGCTACCGGGTCAGTACGAGAACCCGGCTGGTCGGTGGCCGACGAACGTCGTCCTCGACGAAACCCAAGCCGCAGAACTCGACAAACAAAGCGGCATAACCAAAGACGGCACCGCAGTCCGACGCCGAGGTGTCATCGCAGGAATGTACAGTCCTGCTCACCCCGAAGGAACCCCGGACATGAGCTACGGCGGCGAGGGCGGCGCGTCCCGGTTCTTCCCCACCTTCAAATACGAACCCAAAGCACCCACCACCGAACGCCCCAACCACGACGGAACCGCCCACCCCACCGTCAAACCCGTCGACCTCATCCGCTGGCTCATCCGCCTCGTAACCCCGCCCGGCGGAACAGTATTGGACCCGTTCGCCGGCAGCGGCACCACCGCCGAAGCCGCCATCAAAGAACACAAGCAGGCCGTTCTCATTGAGCGCGAGGACACCTATTTGCCGCTGATTGTGGCGCGGTTGTCAAAGCCGATGGAGATCGGATTCAACTTCGAGGAGTCCGCATGAAACTGTTTCGCCGCAAGACCTTCACCGAGATCCACGCCGCCGACATCGAGGCCGCCCGCGTGGCAGCAGCCGGACTGGGTGACTATCGCTTCGATGTCGTCGCTACGCAGCTCGACGGTTACCCGTACACGTCGGGCCACCGCATAACTTCGCCCGCTGTCGAGAGTGCCCAATCCCCCCGGGCCGAAACTCCGGCGGCCGAAGGTGCCCCCACCCGCGACGCCAGCGCAGGATCAGCGCGGGTGGGGGCCTCCAACTTTCCCTCCGACGTCTGCGCATGCGGCGGCCATATCGGATGGCTCGACAAGGGCGACCACTTCGACGGCCACTGCTACGGCACCACAGTACAAAACGGCTGCGGCGCAACCCCACACATCCGCAAACCCACATACCGCAGCGCCGCGGAACTTCTCGAAAGCCTCGACCTGGCCAACCTCGAAATCGCGGCCCTCAACCAGATCAACAAACGCCTGCGATCAGAACGCGACCAGGCCATCGCACAGATGACCATCGCACGCCAGCAGAGAGACGAAGCGCGCGCGATAGGCGGCGCGGAAAAGAAGGCGCCATGAAACCGCAATGTCCGTTCAACGACGCCGCAGACCGGCTCTGGGCAGAAAAAACCGCGCGACAAAGGAGTTGGTTATGACAATACAATTCGCCCTCAACGTCCTCGGCTACCACCTCGGCGCACTGGACATCCGCATCGAAATGGACAGCGCCCCAGAATCTCCCGGGCTGCCGCACAAGCCGACGTTCTTCGACAAGATCAGCGACTACTCCGCCCGCCGCTGGGTAGCGAGGCACGCATGAGCGAACCACTCTCCACGCGAATGCGTATCGCCGCCGACACCCTCGAAGATCTCGCCAAACACCTTGAATACAGGCGTCCGGACTTCATCGTGTGGTCAGCCAAAGATCTCCGGAACGAAGCCAAGTATATGGAAGACGAAGAGAAAGAAGCCGATGGGCGCGAGGCGATGATCAACGAGTTGGAAGAGGCACTCTATGAAGCCCGGGTAAAAGTTGCCTCAGTCGATCCGTTCGATTCTCGCGCCATCCGCGACGCGAGGCCGATCGCCCGCATCCTCATCGAAAACGGCTGGACCAAGTCATGATGAACGACCAGATAACTGAACTGACAATCGCCCCTTGGATATGCCTGATGGGCTTCTTCGCCGTCATCTACATCACATGGAACGCCCGATGGTGACCGCCCCCGTGTGGCCCGGCTTCGGCGACCTAGCCCGACTACTGTGGCCGCCCAACTGGGTTGAACTCATCCACGACGCCACCGCTGATGAAGAAGCCGAGGGCTCGGCCTAATGGGCTCCCCGGGACAAGAACATCCTCGCACCGCAGAACGCCGCGACCGCGTCGCCGAACTGACACGCCAAGGACTGACAGCCGGAACCATCGCCGAAATCCTCGGCATCACCAAACGCTCAGTCCAACGGCACCGCTCAGAACGCGGAGTCACACAACCGCCGCCGATCCACATGACCGACCGGGAGCTGCTGCGCGCCAAGGAGATGCTCGAAGACGGAGCCAGTTGCAGAGAAGTTGCCCGCACACTAGGCAGAACCCACTGCACCATCCTCAACCGATTCCCCGAATACAAATGGACCAGAAGCCAAGCGGTCCAACAATCCGTGCTCGGACGACAAATGTCACGACTGATGAAAGGTGCCACAAATGTTTGACCAAGATCGCATCATCCACCCCCTACGCCTCGCTGCGGGATCACACCAACCCGGCTCCGGCAAGGGCTGCGCTATGAATGTGATCTCCTACATCAACGGCGACACAACAATCACCGACTTCCCCGACTGCTCCGCGGAGCCCTTGGCGAAGCTAGTGCAGATGCTCAATGACCGACTCGCAGGGGCTGACGGTTTCCTGTCTCCCGAGGACAGTCTTCTAGTACTGGATTTAGGTTGGCTGACAGTCGGCACGGCAGGCACCCCGGTCCCGATCGTTTGGCGCTGGCTATCCGAACTGGTGATTGATCCCGAACACGGCATTGTGCAGTATGCATCCGACGACGCTGACGGCGTGGAGATTAGACGGGTAGCGGAATTGTGCCTCCGCGAGGCTGCCGGGGAAAAGGTCAGTACCTGTGAATGGCGTAGTGCTCGCAATACCGCCGTCGCCTCCTCATCCGCCGCCGCCGTCGCCGCCTCCGCCCTTGTCGCCGCCTCCGCCGCCGCCGTCGCCACCTCCGCCTCTGTCGCCGCCTCTATCGTCGTCACCTCCTCCGCCTGCGCCGCCTCCGCTGCCGCCTACGCCGCCGTTTCCACCTACGCCACTTATGCCGCCTACACCGTCAAAGCTGAGGCCGCATTTACCCGCTGGGCCATCCAGCGTTGGCGCGACCTCGCAGGACTCGACAACCAGCGGCCCGACCACGACGCAATCAACATCGCACTCAGCCGAATCAGCAGTGGCGCATGACAGCAGAACCCGACCCGATCGGCGCCGCACTACTCGGCTACGACCCACCACTCGACAGCAACTGGTGGAACATCGAACAGGAAGAGAAAGACGAAGAATGACGGAATTCGTCAACACCGAGATCCCCCGCGACCGCTGGGGGCGGCCGATGATCATCCAGCCCGGCAGCAGCACGAAACGAGTCGCATACCGCCGCGTCACCACGTTCGTTGACTGCCTGGAAAACCAGAAAGGCTTACAGGACTGGTCGATGCGCTGCGTCGCATACGGCATGAGCCAACGACCCGACCTGGTACTCGGTTCCGCCGCCATCGACCCACGTCTAGCACTAAGTGGTCAGCACCCGGAAAAGAAGAAACTTAACGAACTCGCCGCCCAGGCCAAAGAATACGCCCTAGCCGGGGCGGCCGCGAACACCGGCACCGCCCTACACGCCCTAACTGAACGCGTTGACCGCGGACAACCACTCGGCATCATCCCTAGCGAATACGAAGCCGACATCAACGCGTATCAGACTGCCACACAAGGCATCGAATGGCTCGGCATCGAATCATTCCGCGTCTATGACCGCTGGCAAGTCGCCGGCACCGCAGACCGCATCGGCAAAGACAGCCGCGGACGCCTCCGCATATACGACATCAAAACCGGCAGCATCGACTATCCCCACAAAATGGCGATGCAGCTCGCCATGTACGCCCGCAGCCTGCCCTACGACATCGCAACCGACAAACGCGGCGAACTCGAAAACCTAGACTTCAACCGCGGCATCATCATCCACCTACCCGCAGGCGACGGCCGCTGCGACCTCTACGAAATTGACATCGCCTCAGGCTGGG